ACCATCATCCAGTTCTTTTACTTCTAATTCCGGCTCTTGATTTTTATCTTCTGCCATAATTTTCTCCAAAATATTAACTTACAAATGCAGGGAACATTGTTCGGGCTACTTCGAAGCTATTGAGTTTACCAATTACTTCGCGATCCTGAAGAACTATGAATACTACTTCACTATCTTCGTGAGGAACTGCCCAGCGGTCACCACCGTACTTAATGACTCGCACAATATCGCCTACTTTACACCAGGGACCTTCCGGCCATTGTTCCATAGTGTTTGGATCCTTGTAAGCTAATGGACCCAATGAAATTACTTTAGCAATCACATCATTGTATTTTTCTGTAGCTCTTGTCTCTTGTGTTAAGATGATGCCACCTTTGGATGTGCTTTTAGGTTTTCTTAATTGAACCACCACTCGGTTACCCATCGGTTCAAATCCAGGAGTTAACTCTGGAAATACTTCTGATTCTATTCTACCGTCTACTTCAAAATTCGATGCGAAATCACTCACTGTAATGCTCCTTCTCATCTTCTTCAAACAAGATGTCGTTAATAATTTGTCTAGTTAATTTTAACCCTTCAGCGCGACCTACTAGTCGTTGATATTTGTTAAAATCGTTTATTGTTCCGGCTAACAGCGCTTCCGCGATGTCATTTTCTGCCTTTTGCATGCGTTTTATTAGCTCTTGCGTTATATCCATAACGTCCTCCTATAATTATAACTACACAATAATTATAGGAAAATGGCCCTAAATGGGCCATTTTTATTCTTCTATTTCAAATTCTACCGTGTTTTTAGGGGTAGGATCTATGAAATCCGCAATTTTACATAATACTTGAATAATCAAGTCTAGAAAACTTGCAATAGATGCTCGAATATGAAAATCAATTGCTTTTAACGTATTAACCATAGATCCCCCTTAAAAATTACTTGTTCATTACGTACATTGTAACTTCGAAGCCAAAACGCATCTCAGTTGCTGCTGGAGTTGTCCACATGATTGTATCCTTTCATCTTTAGTTGATAAAAAGAACAGATCGATAGGGAAGATGACTCTAAGCCTATCTTGAGTTCAGCCTTGGTATTACCAAGCTTGTTTTGACTTGAGGCCGCCACCTTTAACGTTTACTTTTTTAGCGTATTCGTTAGCTGGTGCTTGCTTGCTGCCAGACGCACCAGAGTTAATGTCTCTAGTACCTTGTCCTTTAGCCATAGCATTGCCAGGTGTGCCAGTCATTTTATATGCTTTACGGAAACCTACACCGTCCATATTATTCTCCTGTTGGTTGTTGTGGTTGGGGTTGTGCTTGCATTTGCTCTAACTCTCTTTGATGATCAGATTGAGCAGATTGTTCTTGTAGTGCTGCTTCATGCTCACGCGCCATTGCTTCACGCATATGTTCTTTATCCGCCTCTTGAGCTTGCATTGCGGCTTCGTGTTGCGCTAAAGCCATTTGCACTTGATGAGCACGAATATCGGATGCATTATCTAACTCAGCTTGAACCGCGTTTGCGTTCTGAGTGATTTGTGATTCTCTTTGTTGTTGATCTAATGCAACACCAGCGCGGATGTACTCTATGCGTTCTTGAGCTGCATTATTAACGTTGGCAAGTGCAATTTGGTTAGCCAATTTGTCTTGCTCTTGTTTAAATTTAGATTGTAAGTCAGCAATCTTAGCTTGCATCTCTTGTAATTTTTGTTGATAGTCAAGTTGCATTTTTTGACCGTCAAGTTGGAAGCGAGTTTGCATTTCTTGTGTCTTACGTTGTGTTTCTGCCATTTGTGTTTGTAATAATACTTTAGCAGATGGATCTTGCATTGATTCTTGTTGTGCTTGTGCAGCTTGTTGTTGTTTTTGTACTAATTCGTTGATAGCATCTTGGAAATGACCCAAATCTTGTTGAGATGATCGAGCTACAAGTTGAGCAGCTAACGCTAATGCTTCTTGAGCATCGTTATCAAGCGGTTGTTCTTCATGTAATTTGAATGGATCATCTTTACCAGATGCTTGAGCGACAGTATCTTTCATTTCCATGAGATAATGCATGGTTAAGTGTTGTTTAATGTGATCTAACATCGGAGCTACAAGTTGCGGTCCTAAAACTGGGTTGGCTCCGTACATAGGATCGTGTGCAAACGCTAAATGGACCTTTAAATGAGCAATATGGTCTTGATCTGGGAACGCAATAGCAGGACGACCCATAGTCATCGCTACGTTTTCAAGTGCTGGGTTTGAATCTTTAGCTTTTTGTTGGTCTGGTAATACCTCATTGATGTTAGGCACCTTCATACGTTTTAAGATTCGTTCATTAATCTTACGTAAGTCGTATAATTGTGGGAAAGATGTTGCCATTTGTAAAACAGCTTGGTCTTGAGCCAAACGTTGTGTCTCTGAGAAAATATTTGGATCAGAAACAGGTGAAATATCGTCATTATTTGCAAAATCTCTGACTTCGATCTCTTGACCAGAGTCATCGTTCATATCATTTAAGTACCAATGATTGATTCTTGCTAAGATTTTGAGAGTTTTCTCTTGTGATCTGTGTAATCTTGCATGAATTGAAGATGCCACCTTAGAACCTTGCTCAATAAGTGCTTGAGTTGTACCTACAGGAGCGTTTGCATTGATGTCGCCAATCTTTTCTTCAGCAGTTGTGACAACACCTTTAGCAGCGTTCGTTAACCAGTCTAATAAATTGTATAAAACATTAGATGGCGCGTTGAAAGGCATTGGCATTGCAAGTTTACGTACATCATCTACACCAGGAGCGCCTTCAATTTCTACAACTTGGGTCGGTTCGATGCGATCTGACTGACCAGAGATACGACCGCCTTTAAGTTTGAGCAGCGTTTGTGAATTATTGATATGCGCTGCGTCGAGTAAGGCTCGCAAAGCACCCGTTAATGCCGCTGAGAGTCCACCGATGAGGTGTGGTAAGCCGATTCCGTATGCACCACGCCAAGGGATGAACTTAAATTCAACCATCCAATCGAGTTTTGCGAGTTTTTCGTCATTCTCATCCCAGTTACGACGGAGTGATAACACTTTTTCAGTGGCTTCGTCAATGGTAAGAATGTATGGAGCGCGTTTACCCTTAGTTTCTTTGTCAGATTCTAAGCGTAAGAATGTAGTGATTTCGTAAATACGACGGATGCCATCGATATTTTTGTCAGGTTGATTAACACCTTCGATCTTATCGTTAGCTGATTTTGATTTTGTAAGTTCTAATTCGTCAAGATCAACAGTAGTTTCTGTAATACCATCGACATCGCGGTATAAACCTGACTCAACACGTTGTTTGAGTACATCTTCTGTAATGTCTTGTTGTTCTGTAACACGAGCGGCTTCATAAAAGTTAGACGCTTCGTATGGTAAGAAGATATTATCGATCGGAACCCATTCACATGCTGGACGACGCATCTCAATGTCGTATCTCCATTTCATGTATTGTGATCCACCAAGAGGAATTTGTGTGAGTAGTTGTTCCATCTCATCACGATACTCTGGGATTTGATTATTGAACTGCCAGTTCATGAAATCTACTTTACGTTCAGCCATCTCTTCAACAGCTTCTTGAACGTTCATGTAGATTTTAGATTTAACTAAACCATCAGGTGGTAGTAATTCTTTTGATGCTGATGCTGAGAAGTCAACGCAAGCTTCAGCAATGACAGGATGTACAACTTTTGACGCGCCATCGAATGTGGCACCGCCAGGTGCATCGTGACCTAAACCTGAACGACGTAGACCGTCTTCATATTGTTCGTCACGTTTCTTTCTTGATTCTTTATCAACCTCAATAAACTCAATGTAATCTTGTGCAATGTCATCAAGTTCGCCTTCGTCCATTTCTTCTGCCATGTTGGCATAGAACTCAGCATTAGCCATTGGACCTGTTTGAGGCATTTCAATGGTTGCACTACCGTCCTCATGTTCTGTGACTTCTTGGTCTTCGGAAGTCTCATCATCGTCCATAGAAACTTCCATATCCTGTTGATCTTCATCATCAGGCATAGGGGTTCCATTGGTCGTGGACATATTAGGATTCGTGGGCATTGCTGTTCCTTTTTACGGGGTTAGATTTGAGCTTAGATGCTCGGATGTATGCTTTCATGTCCTCTACAGAGTATGGACGTTTCTTACCCTTGACCTTTTTCCCTTTCTTTAGATGAGGGATACCTGCTTTGGTCAATAGAAGTTCTTTGGGGGTTTTAATGAGATTTGAGGGCATATATTCAAAACTACACAAAAATTAGACAATAAGTGCCCTTAAATCTTCAAGGACTGTGGAATTATTTGGAAGGTATCCGGTAGATGCACTGTGACCTATCCAACGTTTAATTAAGTGTTGAGGGTCCATATCATCTTCCATGTACTCTCTAACCTTACCATTTAGAATTTTAAACTTAAATACATCGTCATTTTCGCGCCTGATCAAAGTTGACCATTTCGTGCCAATGTGAGATAATAAATAAAATCGGCGATTATAATCTTTTAATACTTGCATAACGTTCTCCTTTTAAAAACAAGTGTAGCAATAAAAAGAACACTTGTCAAGCAGCGTAGGGATTATATCTTTTCTTTCTAGCCACGTCATCTGAGTAATCATAAACGCGGGGTGGGAGGGGATCGATTGACACCCATCCTGAATCACGTAAAACGCGTAAGGCTTGAGATAACGAATCCACATAGTCGTCATGTCCGTCCCCAATACCTGCTTCAGGGAACACACAGACTTGACGGATGAAACGTTTAGACCATTTGGCTATGTCTCCAGGGATCTCAGGATCTTCTGGAATAAAGACCTTACCTTTAGCGATAATCGGAGCCACGATATTAAGACGCTGGACTTTATCTGCACGTCCTGGATTATATGCTCGAACAGGTACACCCGATTGTTGGAGTTCTTGGACCAATGAGATCCCAGCGGATTTGTCTTCCATAAGAATAAGATCCGCTTTCTTTCCTTTTGCAAAAGTGTTGTCGGCTCCGTATACCACTTCTTTAAAGTCGTCAATAACTCTTCGACGTAACTGAGGATAAGAAAGATGATCATCCCAAGCATCGAGAATAATAATATTAGTCCCTTTATCAACGTCATCAAAAATACCAAAGACCACACATGCAGTTGGGTCGTTGTAAGTTTTTTCAGACGTTGCCGGATCGTAAGATGCGATAACGTATTCAAGAGTGGGAGTGGGTTTATCAGCAGGCCATATGTTAAACCATTTACGCTTGATAATACCTGCGTCTTCAGGGTTGAGAATTTCTCCATAAATTTCTTGTTTTCCAAGATCGGTCCCTTCATATGTTTCTAGCTGTTTAAAGAATGTCTTTGATAAGTTTTCTTTGTTGTCGTAAGATGACGCGCGAGAAACATATACATCACCACCTACTTTACCTTCATTGAGATCGACTATCAAGTCTCTAGGTTTTGGTGTAGTGGTGATGATCTGTTGTACTCGACCTATGCGAGGATCTTTTAAACGTAACGTAAACTGTACTTGGTCGTATGCATCATCTAAATATTCAAACGCACACAACTCATCAAACCAGGCGCCATGAAATTGTTTACCTCGATACCGTTCTGGTTCGGAACCTGGGATGCCTTGGATGATTGATCCATTGATGAGTGTAATCTCTGACAACGATCTGTTGTAGTCTTTTATCAATGAACCTGGTATAATGTTCATGAGACCTGAGTCCCCTTCGAAACAGGTGACACGGATGTCGTTAGATGTTGGCGCTGTGACCAACCAACGTGTTCCGTTATACTTCCAGGCACGGATGCCTAACCAATGTGACGCGGTATGGGTTTTACCTGAACCCCGGCCAGCTAACATCAGAAACGTATCGTATTCAGATTGAGGTTCGGTTTGATGTGCTAATGAGGTCAGCGCCCATTTGACTTGCCATAAGGCAGCGTCAAGTTCTGGCTTGGGCCAGTGTTTATTTTTGGCAGCAAAGTCTGCTAGGACTTTTTCTTGGCGTTTAGTTAAAGATGACATATCTTCTTTCTGTTGCAACATACGTTGAACTGGTTGTTTTAATATTAACACATGGAACTTGTTTATAAGGTTCCATCGTTTTAATTGCATCTGATTTAATTGTTTTAGCTGGTCTTGGATCCCACATAAACGATACACGGTTTCTTTTACCATGGTATCGTAACGCGATACTATATCCTAAACTCTCTATGAGTTCCGCCATTTGCATGGTAAGCTTTTCATTAGAGAACATGACCCACTTATGTAATTTACATTTATGATCCATTCCATGCGACCTTCGATGCGCATCTAAGAATGAATCTAATAATCTTTGTTTCTGTTCCAAGGACGCGTATAAGTATTCGTCCGGTATTAAGTCTGGCTTTTTATAATAGTGTGGTCTTAAGTACGCCCACATATCTGGAACGGTTAAGAACCTGACATTGACACCCGCATTCTTTTTAATCTTAACTTCTCGTCTTTTAAAAATACCAAAGCCGGAATTATTTAAAGCGGTGACTGCTTTGTTTAACTGTTCCCGTTTAACGGGGATCGATAAACCTTTATTCTTTCCGACAGTGACATGATCAAAAAACCATAACCCAAAGACATAAGGGTCGACCAATTGTTCTCGAGCTGGCATTTCTAAAGCCGGTGCTCGGGTGAGATAGCGTTTGTAATTGTTCTTATAGTTATTAGGGATGTGCGTCATCCTCAAAGTATAACCAGGAGCCGTTACCATTTTCCAGACTTCAGGTGGAGTCTCTATGGTTGCTTCTGTAACTTTGCAGGGCAAACCGTCTTTATCAAACAGGATATCACCAATCCTGACATCAACGGCTCGTAACCAACCATTTACAGTTGGAAGGAGTTCGTTTCCTTCTATCATAATAAAACTACACAAATAAACCAGGAATATGGCCCTAATATGGTTTTTGTCACAAAACTGTCACACTATGTCCAGGTATGTCCAGGCAATGTCCAGGGTCGGTCCAAGCTAAGTCATTGATTATAAAGGCATGTCCAGGCAGTCCAGGTAAATATCTATTTTATTTTATTTTAAAAAAAATAAATAAATATATATAGCAATTGACTTTTGACCAATTTGCCTGGACCAAAAATAATATCTTTTAAAATCAAACACTTAACAAAAACCGTGTCCCAGGATGGCTTGGGACCCGCATAAAATCGTTCAATTGCCTGGACGCGCCCCGTCAAATCAACGAATTGATATAAAAAAATGCCCTAGGACCCGCATACTTTCGTTGACAGTTTTAAAATTGCCTGGACATGCCTTTATAATCAAGGACTTATAAAAAAAATATTGGGATGACGAGTTTTTTGGTGCAAAGGTACCCTTTTAGGGGATCGCAATAAAAAAGACCCCCCCCCCTCGGGGAGCAAGTTGTGGTAGCTTACGGTCTGGGTGGGTCCCAGTCACGGCCT